CCATAGATAAGTTTTGTACATTACCAGGTGGATCTGTTTTACCTACAGCATTAAAAGTAAGATCAGTAGAAGTTGCTGAAAGTTTTAAGCCTGAATTATAAGAAAATACTCTAAATTCATAAGTTCCAGCTTCAGTATTTAATATCTCAAAATCAGGTCTAAAAACAATTTCACTTACCCAGTTAGTACTGTTAAATCTATATTGAACAAGATATTGACTAACACCTGTCACGGAAACCCAAGATAATATTAATTTTGAAACAGCTAGGGCATTTATAACAACAATTCTTTCTGATGCTTGTAAGTTTGCTGGTGGTTCTTTAAGTTGATTTAAAAGTGAGATATTTCTTGCAGGTAAATTAATACCCTGCATTGAATCTATAGCTGCATATTTACCATCGATATAAGTAAGTGCTGTAATCGTAAAATTAATGCCATCTTTTTCCTCAACAGTTATTACTCTAAAAGTTTGTGCTTCTAATGTAGAACTTTGGATAAGCCAAATGCTATTTACATTTGGTGTTGTAGATAAAGCAGAATCTAAGGTTATAACATTGTTAATAGTACCTGTAATGTTTTTTGTTTCTACCGAGCCATTTGGCATTATTACACTACATTTTTTATTGCTGCCTGTAAAAGTATTTAAATTAACAGTATTATCTACAGTGATAGTAGAAGTTGTAGCAGATTTTATTCGACCACTTCTACGTTCTCCTCCTCTAACTGGATCGTTGATAGAAATTACAGATCCAGGTCTTACAATCGCTCCAGAATCTATTGATGTTGTAAATGTAACTATTTCAGACTCATTTTGTTGACTTGAAAGTATTGCTTTACCGAGTCTTCGTGCTTGCCCACGAGAGGTACAGGCAAAAGCCTTAATATCTTTTTTCACAATTCCTAGCTTGGCTTGTCTATCAATATCTTCTTGTAAAGCATTTGGACCACTGACATCATCTCCAACAACTTCATAATCTATTTCTCTACTGTCCATATTAAAGTAACTAACATTTATTACTGTATTTCTTTGCTTCAAGCTACTACCTGAATAACTAAAACCACCTTCACCTACATTTGCCAAGCTAAATAAATAAGTCGGATCGGTTGGTCTATCTTGAGATAAAAAAACAGAACCTTCAGACCAAATAGGAAAACATCTCATTACTCCAGCTAACTCATTTATTAACTTAAATGCGTCTGAAGAGCTTTGTATATTTACGTTGCAACTAAACCTTGCTTCTTGACCTCCAAATCCATCACTTACCAATTCATTTGCATATTTACTAGCCGCAATAAAACTGAACAAATCAAGATTAGCCTCTTTGATATGTGTTCCAAATCCATATCTTTCAGTTGTTAAAAGATCAAGCAAAATTAATGCAGGGCATGAACACCATTGGGCTGTACCCATCGTTCCATTAAAAATGTATCCACTCGGATAGACTATTCTTCCTGTCTGTAAGTCAACAGTAGGAGTACCAGAATTAGATGCACCTGCTCCTGGAATTTTTACTTTTACTCCACGAATACGATATGACCTGTCAGGTATAGCACTAAATTGTTCAGAGTCTATTCTTAAATTTGTGTAAGCACTGTTTGGATAAGTTTGTCTATCATCTATTAATAACTGAATAAGGCTTACATTAAAGGCATCTACAGTATTACCTCCTGATGGTTGATCGTCTGTTACTCTTTCAATACTTACATTTGCAAAAGAGTAACCATCTGGCAAGTTAATTCTATATTCTTTTGAATAAGCATCTGCGGTTCTACCCGTTATAGTATCTCTTAATTTTTCGGTATGAGTTGTTTCATTATTTACTTTTAAAGAAATTTTTAGTGTAACTGATGATCCTAATAAATCACCTTTATCCGTTGCTTTTTGTATTTGGTTAAAAGTAACTGTAATCTTTACAGCATCTTTTCCAGCAGGCAAATCTCTCTGAACACCACCATTAGCTTTAGAACATGGGACAGGGCTAAAATTACCTAAAGGACTTTGTGATTGTTGTATTCCACTAATATGAGGTTGATTAGCTGTTCCAAAACGAGGTGTAAATCCTACATCTTGAAAATTAAAGTCTGCTGATTGTGGATTTGTATTACTTGCATTTTCACTTAAAACAGGTGTGTTATTTAAAAAAACATCTTTTAAAGCTGCATTATTATATGCAGTGGTGTTTCTTGAAAGTCCAGCTTTTGATGGTGTGGCAAAACCTTCAATTTCTCCTTCTGATATAAGATCTTGTAAAGTTGCAAATTGTTTACTGTTTAAACTATCTGGGGCTCTAAAAGGCTTTGGTGGCTTTGGTGATTTAAATAGACCAAAGAAAGCACCTCTAATAATTTTATCTGTCATACTGATACCTGATTAGTGTCAATTCCTGCTGAAATAAGAACCGATCCTGTCATTATTTCACCATAAACTATTGGATGGCTTGTTCCTGCTCGTGATGTGTTTTGTACCCCAGAAAAATTAAAAGATATTCTAGGGTCTTCTTCATCAGTAGGTTCTTCCGATGAAAATAACATTTCATTAACACCTTGTAAAACCAAAGCTGCTCCAAGATTCATAGCAAAAGTTCCAAGAGTACCTAATTGTAAACCTCCTGACGAAAGAGCAGCAAAACCTCCTGGGCCTGTTCCTATTGCAATTCCAATTAATACTGCTCCTATAATAAATTTTCTAGCTCCTGATCCTGCTCCTGATATAGCTGGTACAAAATGTATATCTTGCCCTCCAACAGGATAATCAATTTCATCTTTATCAATATCATAATCACCTACGCTTACATGATAATTTTGAAGGCTCA